GGGGTGGGGTTGTGCGTTTCATGGCTGCACCTTCCGAAAGAAGCCGAGCGCGTTCAGCATGGCTTCGCAATCACAATCGTTGGACTTCCCATCGACTTCGCCGAGCAACATCACCACGAACTTCTTACCTTTGCTTGGCTTGAATCCGAAGGTGAACACACTGCCGGTAGATTCGCCGACACCGGTTTTGGTAAACGACTTGGTGAACATTGCGTCACCATCGTGCAACTCCACGCTCATCACCCTGACCTCCAATCGCCCAATAAAAAGCCCGGCGAACCGGGCTTTACTACCTCGCATAGACCTCCCTACGCGGGGTGATTCGCCTCCTGCCGGAGGGCTTTGACTGTCTGTTACATGGCTGCAAATCCTCCGCGTTGAGTTGAACCTGCATGGGGGTGTGATCTGGCCGGTACTGATCTCCGGTTTGGGCGCCTAACTCGATAATCCTCAGTAGCTGCCCAGTGAGTTTCGACTCGCGCATCAGCCTGCGCATTCAGATCACACTCCGATGAAGCCTCTCCATCACCAGAGAGATATCGGGCCGTTGCGCATGGCGGACGACGGAGAGTTAGACCTTGACGAATTTATTGTTCTCGTCTAGGCGATAGGCGACTTCGGTCTCTATGCCGTCTTCGCCGACATAGGCGCTGTAGGTGCGGTAACGTTCGGACTTACTGCACCACTTACGGATACGCAGCTCGGCTTTTTCGCCGCCAGTCAGCGTGGAGCCGTAGCCGCCAGTCAGCGTGGAGTCGTCGCCGCCAGTCAGCGTGGAGCCGTAGCCGCCAGTCAGCGTGGAGCGGTTGCCGCCAGTCAGCGTGGAGCCGTAGCCGCCAGTCAGCGTGGAGCCGTAGCCGCCAGTCAGCGTGGAGCCGTAGCCGCCAGTCAGCGTGGAGTCGTCGCCGCCAGTCAGCGTGGAGCCGTAGCCGCCAGTCAGCGTGGAGCCGTAGCCGCCAGTCAGCGTGGAGCCGTAGCCGCCAGTCAGCGTGGAGTCGTCGCCGCCAGTCAGCGTGGAGCGGTTGCCGCCAGTCAGCGTTACCCCAATGACCGCAACGCTTGCAGCGCGCGGTTCGTTTTCCAAGAGATATGCCGTTGCGCTGTGCTTATCGCCGATATGGCGAACTGTGCAAGACGGGAATTTCACCTTGCCGCCGAGCGACTTCAAGCTGCTGATAGGAGCTTCTACTACGAGCCACTTTGCATCGGGGCTTCCAATGCTGTTGCTGGCGCTCGAATCGCCTTGGCCGAATAACCAGCCATGCAGGCCGTGGCCGCATTCGTCGTCATCGCGCCAGTCTGGAGCGGTAACCACGGCGCCGATTTCTCTGGGCCATTGAAAACCGCCATGGCTGGTCAGGTCGGCATTGCAGGTGCGCAGAATCAATGCCGTTTCCGGCTTTGGAGTTTTCATTGGGTTTTCCTTGTCGGGTTTGGCTTTCGAATGCCTCCCGGGGTTTGAGAGGCAGTCGTAAAGCCAGATGGCGATCCGGAAACAGCCAGATGCCATCTGAGGTGATGCAGGGGGCCGCGTTGCACGGTGTGTTGCTTCGTCCGCATCCCAAAGCACCCAGTCCCCTAGGTGCTTCAGTGATGCTTTCCACCGTGACCCGCTACTGGCGGCCGTCACCGGTTTGAATCTCTATGTCAAAGAACTTGTTTCAAGTCGGTCCTCTTGGGAGAGGGCTTGGAGATCACTTCGCTGATCCCGGGCTATCTGGCGGCTTCACCAGTCGTGTGGCGGGTCTTGTCAGGCCCTGGCGCCTCGGTGTTCTGTGGCGTTGAATTAAAATTACCACTGGCATTATTGGTCGTCAATACCAATGGCAATAATATTTTTCGTGGGCAATGAAAAAAATCAGCGACGGCCGATTAGGTGGGGGATGTGTGGCTAGACGGGCGTATCAGAAGCCCGGGGCGAACCGGGCCAAGAGGGGGGGGGTTACCAAAGAACGGATGACCAGAAGACTCGACCCAGAACCACAATGCTTTGTTCCAGCATTTCCTGTGCGGTGTATTCCTCATCAGCATGCTCTTCACGATTGAAGCTGCGCATTCTGATTCCACCACCTGGCAGTCGATAGAGCGTTTTAACCCGGAGCTGTCCGCCATGATCAATGGCGTACATTTTTCCATCAGTCACCGATGTGGTTCCTTGGTCCACACCTACTGTGCAGCCGTTCGGTAGGACCGGCTCCATGCTATTGCCACTTACGGTTACACAGACAGCGTCAGAAGGCTGAACTCCCTGTTTTCGCATCGTTATCTTGCCAAGGCGCAGCTTTTGTTTGTGCGACTGCTGAACAGCTGTGCGGCCCTGTCCTGCGGACAACTCTACTTCCTTGAGGAATGGCACGTAGACCTCGTCGTCATCGAGTGGAGTGTCATCGTCCCACACCTCAACAGGGCCGAGAAACTCGGCGTTAGACAATTCGCGACGCAAACCACTGCCGCCCGTCGTCATTTTCGCAATTTCTTCTGACAGTCGCTCACTGAAGTCTGCGACCTCAATGCCAAGAATCCTGGCAAAGGCCGCCGCGACCGGTGCGTTTAGCGGATTCACGCCGTTGAGATAGTGGCTGACGGAGCTCTGATTCATATCCAGAGCGTGCGCCAGCTTCTCCTGAGTCAAGCCCAAGGCGGATTTTCTAGAATTAAAGAGGGCCTTCAACCGAAGGCATTCCTCTTTCTTGTCTGGCGGTAAAGGTCTTTTGCTCATCCCTAAATAATATTCCTTGCAGTATTAATACGACAAATGCCGTAGGTATTTACTTTCATAAATGCCATAGGTAATATTCAATCCATGAACAACCATGGAGTCAGCCATGACCCGTATCCACATCAAGCAGTTTGCACAGGAGAAGGGCCAAGCCGAGGCAGCTCGCCTGCTCGACATGACCCAGGGCGGCATCAGCAAAGCCATTCGAGTAGGCCGCGACATCTACGTCACTCAGCACCCTGACGGCAGTTATACCGCCGAAGAAGTGCGTCCCTTTCCCTCGCAAGCGCCTGCCAAAAAATCAGCAGCCTGAATAACTTTCTAACCACGCAAGGAATCGACCTATGTACACAGATCCTACCCACCTGCATGACAAGCCCACCAAAGTTCGCCTGGATGACGCTGCCGACGAACTGCTGACCGCAATGGCCAGATATCAGCGCACCCAGAAAGCTGTATTGGCCCGCGAAATCCTTGAGCGTGGCCTGACCCAGATGATGGAAGAGCTTACCGCGAAGACAGACGTAGCCTGAAGTGGCTGGGGAGGGACTGTGCCTGAAACAAAAGAGCTGGACGTACAGCTCGACGGGAGAGGAATGGCTGAGTTGGAGCTGTTAGCCAAGCAAGAAGGCATTTCACCCGAAGAGCTCGCGGCACGAATCATCAACAAGGCCTTAGACCGTATGACCCGGCCGCCAAAAAGTCGAAGCAACATCGCTTCGCTGGGGCGTAAGGGCTGATAAGTCCCCGAGGGACTATTGAGGATCTGATGAATAAACCAATCACAGAATCGCAGACACAAAAAAGCCGGGATTGCGCCCCGGCTTCTTGCATTGCGTCTTGCATAACACTCTGGAGCGAATAATGGAACAGACCGTCAGTAGCGTCAACCCCAAATTCGTATCACATGCGCTGAGCTTCCATCAGGCAGCCGCCATGTATGCGGCAAACATGATCCGCTTCCAATACACCAAAGAATCCAAAGCGAAATGCCGCCGTGAGTGCCTGGAGCACTTGAAGGCCTCTCTGTCGCACGGAGGGGAATCGGCATGAGCAATGTCATCCAACTGAAATCAGCCGGGGGCTTTACCCGGATGGACAATGATCTGTATGAGGCCCTCATTGGGGCTGATCTGTCGGGGCGTGAGCTGCGCGTTGCCCTGGCTATTCACAGGCTCACCAGTGGCTTCAACAAAGAATCCGTGAAGGTTGCAGCGCTGTATGTCTCAAAGATGCTCTACGGCGCTGAGAGAGGGGAATCTGAGCGCGCCAACGTATCTCGGGCCATCAATTCCCTGATCCGCCAGCGTGTTCTTTTCCGTGATGGTGGCAGTCGTGATCCGATCACTTTCCTACCTGTTTCCGAATGGAAAATTGATCAAGAATCCACCGTGTTGAAATCTACACACTGTGTTGAAAAAGCACATGCCACTGTGTCGAAAATTACACACATAAAAGACATAAATACAAATCTAACTGCTAACGCAGTTGTCGCCGCTGACGCTTCGACCGGTGAGGTTGTGAAATCTGAACCGGAACAGCAAGCCACCCCAGAACCTGACCAACCAGCTCCAGCCAAAGCCGACCGCATCCCCTACGGCAAGATCGCTGAGATCTACAACGCCGTGTGCGGTGAGCTGCTGCCCAAGTGCCTGAAGCTCTCGACCAAGCGCAAGAACCTGATCAAGGGCTGCTGGAACCTGGAAATCAACGGAGTTCACCCGTTCCGCAAGGGCGAGTTCTGGACCCTGTACTTCACCGACTGCCTGAAGAACAAGCATTGGACCGGCGATAACGATCGTGGCTGGACTGCAGACATCGAGTTTCTGACCAAGCAGGACAAGGTCCTGAAAGTGTTGGAGGCCCTATGATTACTGATCGCCCATTGGTGTCGATGGAGGCCGAGCACGGAGTTGTCGGCGCGTTGTTCATCAAGCCTGAACTGATCGAAACCATCGGCGCCACGCTCAGCGCTGCCGATTTTTACGATCAAGACGTTGCTGAGATCTACACGTTGATCCTGGCAGCACGCTCCGCAGGCCGGCCGGCTGACCCGGTTTCCATCGCCGACATCCGTCACGAACTCTCGAGCGGGGATCTGACGCTGATTCGAGCTGCCGAGATCATGAACGGTGTGCCAAGCGCCGCAAATGGCATCGAGTATGCACGCATCGTGGTAGAACGCGCCAAGGCCCGCAAGATCGCCGAGATCGGTCAATCCATCATCGACATGGCAAGTCATGCCCGCCCGTTGGCAGGGATCATTGCAGACGCCCAGGAAGCCGTTCTGTCGCTCAACAGTGAAGACGACGAGCCGGATGTCATCACGCTTCGGGAGGCGCTCGGCCCCGTCGTCGACGAAATGGACGCGCGCTTCAACGGCGAAGGCATCAACGGCCACGCAACAGGCCTGAAGGACCTGGACGAATTGTTACAGGGTCTGCGCGGTTCGCACGTCATCATCGTTGCCGGGCGTCCGGGTACAGGCAAAACCACGCTGGCCCTTGGGATCGCCGAGCAGCTCACCATCCGTGACCACAAGTCGGCACTGGTTTTCTCGCTGGAGATGTCCGCCAAAGAGCTTTCCAAGCGCAGCCTGGCGTCTTCCTCGGCCGTGACACTGGGGAACATCGACACCGGGCAGGCAATGGCGCATGACGACCAGATCACCAAGATCAAGGGCGCCGTGAGCCGCATGCATGCCGCCGACCTGCGTATCTGCCAGAAGGGCGGGCTGCCTCTCAGCCGCATCCGTAACATCGCCCGCTTCCAACACAAGGCCAAGCCGCTTGACCTGATTGTCATTGACTACATCGGGCTGATAGCGCCAGAGGCCGGCTCGCGTCATCAGAACCGCAACCTCGAGCTTGGCGCCATCAGCCGCGGGCTCAAGGGAATGGCCAAGGAACTGAACGTGCCGGTCATGGTCCTGGCCCAGCTCAACCGCAGTATCGAAACCCGCGCCAGCAAAAAGCCGCAAATGTCCGACCTGCGCGACTCCGGCGAGATTGAGCAGGACGCCGACATCATCATCATTGCTCACCGGGACGCGGATTCCGATCAAGGCAAAAGCGGAGTGACTGAGCTGGACATCGTCAAGCACCGGCACGCCTCTGTAGGTCATTGCCTTGTGCAGCACCAGGGCGAGTTCGCACGGTTCGTCAACTACGCCGGGCAGCGTGAACAGCAGCAAGAGCAGGAACATCGTCAGCCACCACCGCGCAACAGCAAGTCCTTCCTCAACAACTTCAACCCGCAAGGAGGCTTCTGATGGCCGACGAAATCGATATCGCGCAAGAGCGCATTGAGGCCGACATGGCCCATCGGATCGCAACACGCACGGTTTACACCGGCATCAGTGCCACTGAATGCGACTGCGGCGAAGAGATCCCGGAAGGCCGCCGTGTGGCTATTCCGGGGGTGAAGCTGTGCGCTGCGTGCCAGTCCATCAGCGACGTGAAAACGAAGGGGGTGCGCCGTGGGTAACGTCATCGTCAAACCCCGCCACTTCTGGTCGGCAGGCTCGAACCGCATCCGCGACGTGTTCCGCCTGGCCTACCTGTTCGCTACCGAGCTGTCCGCCAATGGCGCCGTCGAGATCATCGTCCGCCCGGTGAAGTCCCGCCGCACCCTGGAGCAGAACGCCAAGCTGTGGGCGATGCTCGGCGACATCTCCCGCCAAGTCGATTGGCCGGTGAATGGCGTGATGCAGAAGCTCGACAGCGAGGACTGGAAGTCGCTGATGACCGCTGCGGCCCGCCAAGAGATCCGCATGGCCCAGGGCATCAACGGCGGCGTGGTGATGCTCGGGGAGAGCACAAAGCGCATGACCGTGGCCGAGCTGGGCGACGTGATCGAGTGCATGTACGCATTCGGCGCCGAGAAGGGAGTCGTCTGGAGCGAGCCGAAAGGGCAGATGCCAGAAACATGGGAGGCAGCGGCATGAGCCTACCGGTCAAGCAGCCACGCCAGAAAAAATGCCGTGTCCCAGAGTGCGGGGCCTCATTCGTCCCTGCGCGTCTGGGCCAGGCAGTTTGCAGTCCGGCCTGCGCGATTCTGGATGCCCCGAAGCAGCCAGTGAATCAGGAGAAGGCGCGTAAGGCACTTGCCGATGTCGGGCGCAAGGAGTTACGAGCAGCGAAGGAGAAGGTTAAGTCTCGGGCCGAGCACATGAAGGACGCTCAGACCGCCTTCAACGCCTGGGTACGTGAGCGCGACGCCAAGCTGCCGTGCATTAGCTGCGGGCGGCACCACCAGGGCAAGTATGACGCTGGGCACTACCGCACTGTCGGGAGTAATCCCGCGCTTCGCTTCGAACCGCTGAATTGTCACCGCCAATGCTCTCCGTGCAACACGCACAAATCCGGCGACATCGTGAACTACCGCATCGAGCTGGTGAAGCGGATCGGTGCCGAGCTCGTCGAGTGGCTTGAAGGCCCTCATGAACCCCAGCGCTACACCATCGAAGACCTGAAAGCCATCACCGCCGAATACCGCGCCAAAACCCGCGAACTCAGGAGAGCAGCATGATCATCCATCTCTACGTCGGCTTCATGTTTCTGCTGGGCCTCGGGTTGATTGAGGGCATTCGCCACTTGCTGCGCCGGGACCGGATCGCGCGGGGGATTCGGCCATGAACTGGAAAGCCATCAGCAAGAACTGTATGTCGAGCGAGGAAGGCTATCTGCTGAGCAAGTACGCCATGCAGGACGGAGCGGCTTACGTCGCCAGGACGCCTGTCGGGAAAATCCTGCACTCCGGCAAGGACCTGGCCAAGGCCAAGGCGGCATGCATTGACCATTTTGAATCGACACAGGGGATCGCAGCATGAAGGCGCACGAATTTCTCGGTAAGGCCCAGGCCATCATGCTGGAGCGCGGCAAACAGTACGACAAGCCAGAAGGCGAGCGCAGCATGGGGACTGCCGTATCAGCGTTCAACACCATCACCGGCCAGTCACTGAGCGAGGCCGAGGGCTGGCTGCTGCTCCAGATCCTGAAGGACGTGCGCCAGTGGCAGAACCCGGCCTATCACGCCGACTCCGCCGAGGACTGTGTGGCTTATGCCGCCCTGAAGGCCGAAGCACTCGCAGGAGCCGCATAATGGCCGAACGCAAAGTCACGGACGAGCAGATCTTCGAGGCGCTGGCCACCATGAGTGGCGCCAAGGCTGCCGAATACCTCGGGCTGAATGCAAGGACGCTACAACGCCGACGTGCGCGCCTGGCGCTGAAGGGTCATATCCCTGAGATGCACATCGACATCAAGCTGCCGCCGTTCCTGAAGATCGCGGGGACGTCCCAGCTTATGCGCCGAGGCGAGACCGAGCCTCTTCTGTCCTGGGTGAAGACCAACACCGACATGGAAGCGCTGGAGGCCCTCATAAAGGCCTCCTGCGAGGCTGCGGTGAAGGACTTGCCACATGTGCCTGCACGGCCATTCGCCGGTGAATATCTGCCGGACCTGATGACGGCTTACCCGATCGGCGACCCGCACTTCGGTGAATACATCTGGGCCGCCGAGTGCGGGGAAGACTGGGATCTTGGCATTGCCGAGCGCACCCATTGTGCAGCCATGGCTTCGCTGGTCGAGTCAGCACCACCGACCGAGACTGCAATCATCGTCAACCTCGGGGATGCTGCCCACTACGACTCGATGGCCGCCATTACCCCGCGCAGTGGCCACCACCTGGACGCAGACAGCCGCTACGCCAAGATGGTCGACATCCTGATCCTCGCCATGCGCCAGTGCGTCGAGTCGGCCTTGACCAAGCACAAGTTCGTGCATGTGGTGCACGTCATCGGTAACCACGATGAGACCGGGGCCGTCTGGCTGAGCCGCTTGTTCGCCCACTTGTACGCCAACGAGCCACGCGTCACGGTCGAAACCTCACCAAGCGTCTTCAGCTACTACCGCTGGGGCAAGAACCTCATCGGAATGCACCACGGGCACACCAGCAAGGCCGACAAGCTGCCTGGCGTCATGGCGACAGACCGCGCCAAGGACTGGGGTGAAACGATCCACCGCTACTGGTGGACCGGCCACATCCACCACGAAAGCAAGAAGGAATATCCTGGCTGCACCGTCGAATCCTTCAACACCCTGGCCCCGAACGACAGCTATGCCACTGCCGGCGGCTGGAGATCGCGCCAGAACATGAAGGCCATCGTTCTGCACCGCGAGCACGGCGAAGTCGCCAGGCACACCGTACACCCGTCGATGCTCAAGGAGGTGGCAGCATGAAACAACTGGACACGCACTATCTTCTAACGCAATGGGGGATCTGGCTGCGATACGGTTCCGGCATCCCGCGCTACGTCTCCCCTCACTTCGCGCTGATCAGGGACAACATCGAGCAGAGCTCATCGGCGCCTGTGGCTTGCATCAGTGACGACCTGTGCATGCTGGTTGATGGCATAGCCGCCAGGTTGCGGCATCGCAACGATGAGATGGGTAGGGCCTTGATCTACTACTACGGCCGCGACATCAGCTATGCAACGCTGGGCAGGATCATGCAGATCTCCAAGACGCGAGCGGAATCGCTGGTCAAGTCGGCTGAACAGTGGGTTGACGGTGCGCTTGACGAAAAGATTGCTGCATAACTCGATTATGGCTTGCATCTTGCTTGTTTCGTCCGGACGCTTTGGGGTATATTACGTTCCATTATGCGGTTTTACCGCTTCAGAGAGCCCGGCCATCCAGCCGGGCTTTTTTGTGCCTGAAATCTGGAGTCCAGATGACCATCACCGTCGACGAAAAGCTGCTTGAGTTGTCGCGCTGCCTTGCTGATACGGCAGCCCAGTTGCAGGCTGGCAGCCTGGATGACCTGGCCATGAAGTTCGCCAAGGCCGCCGAGAACCTGCTGGCCCAGGCCGTCAAGAGCTCCGAAACCGTCAAGTTCGTTTGATTTCCCCCTGATACCGCTCCCCAGCGGTCTTGGCGCCTCACACTGGCGCCTTTTTAATTCCCCAACCGCCGAGACCAACGAGGCGCTTATGAGATCGCAAGCCATGTCAGAGCCCGGACCGTTGACCGCATTTGGTGGGATCGCGCTCTACAAGCTCGGGGCCTTTGGTTTCGTGGCTGTTCTCGCAGCAATCGTCGTGATGGCTATGACGCTACCAAAGACCGTGCGTGAGTTCGTCGTCGCCATGATCAGCACCACAGTCTCCAGCATCTGCGGCGGCGCCTTCGTGGTGCGCTGGTTCGATTTGGGTGTCTGGGCTCATGACGACATCGGCCTGATTGCGATCGGCGGCATCATCTTCGTCTGCGGCCTGCCTGCATGGGTATTGGTCAGGGCCTGGTTCAAGTGGGCCGAGAAGCGCAAGGATAAGGATCTGGCCGAGCTCGCCACCGAGCTGACCGACCTGAAGAAGACGATCACTGGCACCATCAACTCGCAGTAACTCGGAGCGCACATGAACCTCATTCCCCAATGGACTCAGCTCTGGAAGCTGTACAGCGTACAGATCGCCGCCATCCTGGTTGTGCTGAATGCTGCCGCCACCTACTGGCCGGCGCTGCAAGGTGTCGTGTCTCCCGGCGTGTTCGCCACTGTGAACTCCCTGCTTGGCGCTGCCGTGATCCTCGGTCGCATCATCAAGCAAGAACCGGCTGCGTGACATGACTCGCCAGATCAAGGTGCGCGCTTACCTCCCCTGGTGGTTCCGCACCTACGTTCGAGCAGTCTACGCATTCGCCTACATGGCAGGCCTTGAGGTTGACCAAGACGTCATCCGCGCCCAGGTCAAGCAAGCCACTCGCTACCGCGAGATCGAATAACTGAAGGACTCCAACATGACAGACCAACCCGATTGGGAGCGCATTGAGCAGCTCTACCGGGCTGGTGTGCTCTCGCTCAGGGAGATCGCTGCCGCCTGCCCAGGCTCGAACCACATGGCTATCGCCCGCCGTGCCAAGAAGCTGGGATGGACTCAGGACCTCGCAGCCAAGATCAAGGCCAAGGCGGAAGACCTTGTTACACGGCAGCTTGTTACAGAATCTGTTACAGCGGACAGAGCCGTAACAGATCGCAGTGTCATCGACGCCAACGCTCAGGCCATTGCCAACGTTCGGCTTGGTCACCGCACAGACATAAGCCGTTCTCGCCGGCTGGCCAACAAGCTGCTCGATGAGCTTGAGGCAATGACTGACGACAACGGGACGCTACGTGAGTTAATTGACCAGCTTGCGGATGCAGAAGGCCCTTCGGCCTTGTTGGAGATAGCACAGAAGGTTGCAGGTCTTCCAGGCCGTAGCAAGGTTATGAAGGAGTTGAGCGAGACGCTGAAGACTCTGATCCTCCTTGAGCGCCAAGCCTACAGCCTTGACACGTTGCCTGATGGCGGCGACTCGGCAGACGCAAGCCTGACCATCCAGTTCGTCAAGCCATCCAATGGCAATTGAGTTCCCCGAAAAGCTCGCGTTCCTGTTCGAGCCGCACCGGTACAAGGTGGCATACGGCGGGCGGGGGAGTGGTAAGTCTTGGAGCTTTGCCCGGGCGCTGCTGCTCCAGGGCGCACAGAAGCCTTTGCGCATCCTGTGCACTCGGGAGATCCAGAAGAGCATCGCTGATTCGGTGCACAAGCTGCTCGCGGACCAGATCGCTACCTTGCGCCTCGGTTCGTTCTACGACGTCCAGCAGGCCTACATCAGGGGCCGGAACGACACAGAGTTCAGCTTCGCCGGGCTCCAACAGCACACGATTGACTCGATCAAGTCGTATGAGGGTGTCGACATCGTCTGGGTTGAGGAAGCCCACGCGGTGGTCAAGAAGAGTTGGGATGTGTTGCTTCCAACCATTCGTAAGCCAGGGTCCGAGATCTGGGCTGGCTACAACCCACAGCTCGAGTCCGATGAGACACACCAGCGTTTCGTGATTCATCCGCCGCCTGACTGCGTGTCAGTGCTGATGAACTACAACGACAACCCATGGTTCCCGGCAGTGCTTGAGCAAGAACGCCAGCACGCACAGGCAACCATGAAGCCCGAGCAATATGCTCACATCTGGGAAGGCAAGTGCATGCCAGCAGTCGAAGGCGCCATCTACTTCGAGCAGATGAGTCAGGCTGAGTCGCGCATTGCCAACGTGCCGCATGACGGGCTGCTCAAGACTCACGTCATCTTCGACCTGGGCTGGAATGACGCGATGACGATCATCCTGGCGCAGAAGGTGGCCGGCGAGATCCGCCTGATCCACTACATCGAAGGGCATCAGCGCACGCTGGCCGAGTACAGCGCCGAGCTCAAGGGCCTGACGCTGGACGGCCAGCCAATCAACTGGGGCAACGTATACCTGCCTCACGATGGTTACGCCAAGCGGCACCAAAGCGGAAAGTCTGACGCCGAGGTGATGGGTCAGTTGGGCTGGACTGTAATGCCAGTGCCGAACATGCACGTCGAGACCGGTATCAACCGCGTCCGCGAGGTCTTCCCGCGTACCTATTTCAACCGTGACCGCACGGGCCGTCTAGTGGAGTGCTTGAAGCGCTACCGCCGGCAGATCAATCAGCAGACCAACGAGCCAGGCGCACCGCTGCATGACGAGTACAGCCACGGGGCTGACGTTATGCGCTACCTCGCCATTGTCGCCGACCAGCTCAGCAACGATGAGTGGGGCGGCCAGCTCAACTATCGCAAGCTCAACAACGCATAAGGGCACGAAATGACTAAGGGTCTGACCGAGGACGAACTCAAAGCCCTGGTCGGGGCCGAGATGCGCCAGTCGCTTGGGTATTCATCGTCCAAGCTGAGCCAGGCGCGCCAGAAGTCGATGTACTACTACCTCGGCATGCCGGTGGGTGATCTGTCGCCGCCAGAGGTCGACGGGCGCTCGTCTGTGGTCTCTACCGACGTGCGCGACACCATCGAGGGCATGATGCCGCAGCTAGTTGTCACGTTTGCTGGCACTGACACGGTTGCTGAGTTCGAGGCGACAAAGCCAGGTGACGAGAAGAAGGCGCAGCAGGCGACTGAATACGTCAACTACCTGTTCTATAAGAAAAACAACGGGTTTGTTATCGCTTCCACCTGGATGAAGGATGCGCTGCTGCAGAAGAATGGCATCGTCAAGGTCTGGTGGGACACGCGGCACGAAGAGACCCGCGAGGAATACCGCGGCATGTCTGAAGTCGAGCTGGCCCAGTTGATGGAAGACGACGAGATCGAAATCACCGAGCACTCCACGTCTGTAGACGAGGAAGACGCTCAAATGCGTCAGCAGGCGATCGCTCAACTGATGCAGCAGGCCCAGGCCCAGCCTCAAATCGCGCCTCAGGTCATGCAGCAAATCCAGCAGATCGAGGCCCAGCCGCCAAAGCTGGTCTACGACATCGTCTGCAAGCGCACCAAGACCGATGGGAAGGTGTGCATTGAGAACGTGCCGCCTGAAGAGTTCCTGATCGCACGCAACGCCAAGGACATCGAGACGGCCAAGTTTGTCGCTCACCGGGTACAGCGGACCAAGTCCGAGCTGAAGTCCATGGGCTACAAGAACGTCGACGATCTCGGGTCTGAAGACTCAGGCCAGGCGATGAACTCGGAACGCATCCAGCGCATCAGTTGGAACGACGAGAACGCCTACATCGACAACGATGCGTCGAACGATGACAGCCAGAACAACGTGTGGGTGCTTGAGGCCTACATGCGCTGTGACTACGACGGCGACGGCATTGCCGAGCTTCGCAAGGTCACCATGGCCGGCAACACGCTGCTGGACAACGAGCCGGTCGACTGCATCCCGTTCGTGTCGATCACGCCTGTTCCGCTGCCGCACCAGTTCTTTGGCCTGTCTGTTGCTGATCTTGCGATGGAATTCCAGAGGACCAAGACGAGCTTGCGGCGCTCACAGCTCGATAACACGTATCTGGCCGTCAACGGTCGGTACTTCGCGGTGGAAGGGCAGGTCAATCTCGACGACCTGCTGACCTCGCGCCCGGGTGGCGTCGTGAGGGTCAAGCAGCCTGGGATGGCTGGCCGTCTCGACCAGGGCGCACCAGACATTGGCACCTCCATGCAACTGATGGAGTCGGTGCAGCAGGATATGGAGAACGGTACCGGCTGGACTCGATATAGCCAAGGGAATGACCCCGGCTCGCTGCACGACACCGCAACTGGCGTCAACGTGCTGACGAATAAGGCTGATATGCGCCTTGATCTCATAGCTCGAAACTTTGCTGTTGGCTACGTTGACATGTTCAAGCTGATCCTCAAGCTCGTCTGTCAGTACCAACAGAAAGCGCAGGTAGTGAAGCTCACCGGCGGATGGGTGCCCATCGACCCGCGCGAGTGGAGCAACCAGTTCGACGTGACCATCAACGTCGGGATCGGCATGGGCAACAAGGACCAGAAGATCCAACACCTGACCATGCTAGGCCAGGCTCAGGCACAAGGCCTGCAGATCGGCATCGCGACTCCGGAAAATATTTATCACACGTCCACTGAGCTCACCAAACAGCTCGGGTTCAAGAACGCCGACAAGTTCTTCACCGACCCAGCGAAGAACCCGCAGAAGGACAAGCCCGACCCTGAGCAGATGAAGGCTCAGGCTCAGATGCAGGTCGAGCAGGCCAAGATCCAATCCACGGCCCAGATCAAGCAGATGGAGCTCCAGCATCAGGCTCAGTTGGATCAGGCCAAACGCGACCACGAATTGCAGCTTGAAACGGCACGCATGCAGATGCAGGCCCAGGTCGACGCCAATCGCCAGCAGGTCGAGGCCGACCAGAAGACCCTCATGAGTCAGCAGCAGGCCGAACTGGATGCCCTCAAAGAGCAGCAGAAGACCGAGCAACTGCGCATGCAGCTTGAGTTCGACCAATGGAAAACCATGCAGGACAACGAGACCAAAGTCCTTGTCGCGCAGATCCAGGCCCACACCAGCATGAGCAACGCGCAGGCCAGTGCAGCGCAAAAGTCCGAACAACAAGAGGCGCCAGATGGCAACGCTTGAAGAACGCATCTACGACGGCAACAGAGCCCGCGAATGTCTCGAAAACGAGCAGTTCAACTGGGCATTCGAAAGCATTGAGCAGGAGTTGACCAACGCATGGCGAACCTCACCGGCAAGGGACGTGGAGGCAAGGGAAAAGATCTTCCTGTCGCTGCAGCTCCTGACCAAGTTGAAGGCAACGCTCACGTCGAGCCTGGAGACGGGCAAGTTGGCGGAAGCGGAACGGATCTACCAGCAGTCGCTACTGGACCGCGCCAAAGGGATCTGGCCGCTTTAAGGGCCGTGCTCACCGGGCAGTCCGTAATCATTCGCAAATGAATCCCATAGGGGACAATCAATGAGCTTGTTTATTCACCGTGCGCTGGGCCATTTCCTGATGAACGAAGCCGGGGCCGATGGTGGCGACGGCGGTGGTGCGCTGGACATCAATACCGGCGCTGCGGCCTTTGCCGCCTTGCTGGACCCGCCGAAAGCAGCCGAACACGAAACATCAGAAGAACACCAAGAGCAGGCTGAGCCAGAAGTCGAGGCTGAGCTTGAGCAGGAAGAACACAGCGAGTCCGAGGGAGAGCCTCAAACCTTCACCGTCAAGATTGATGGCAAGGAGGTCGAGGTTTCGCTCGATGAGCTGAAAAATGGCTACCAGCGTCAGTCTGATTACACCAAGAAGACGATGGAAGCCGCCGAGCAACGCAAAGCAGCAGACGCCGAGACCCAGAGGGCCCAGCAGGAGCGCATCGAGTACAACTCGAAGCTTGAACGCATGGCCGTCCAGCTCGAAGGCGTGTTGGAACAACAAAGTCAAATCGACTGGGCCGCGCTGATCGAGTCAGATCCGGTGGAGTACCTGAAGCAGCAGCAACTCTTTCAACAGAGACAAGCGCTGTATCAGCAAAACATGCAGGAACGCCAACAACTCGCCCAGCAGTTCCAGAACGAACAGGCACAAGCCCACCAAAGTTACCTGGCCCAGCAGCAGGAAGACCTCCTCGCCAAGCTCCCGGACTGGAAAGACGATGCCAAGGCTGCAGCCGAAAAAACCGCTATCTCGAAGTTCCTGCAAGAGCAGGGTTTCGAGGCTGAGGACATTTCGTCCATTGCCGACCACCGCCATGTGCTCATTGCACGCAAGGCGATGCTCTACGACCAACTGATGGCCAATGCCAAGTTGCAAGCCAAGAAGGTCCAGGAAGCGCCCCAGCGGGTGGTCAAGCCAGGCGTTACGTCAAACGGCACTCCCGACGGTCGCTCTACCGCTGCAAAGCGGCATGAGAAGAACGGGACGGTCGAGACAGGCGCCGCCGTATTCGCCCAATTCCTTTGATTCAGGAGCTACATCATGACTGCCCCTACTGGTACTTTCCTCACCACGGCCGCCATCGGCAACCGTGAGGACCTGACTGAAACCATCTACCGCATTTCCCCGACCGCCACGCCGTTTATCTCGCTGGCAGCCAAGGGCAAGGCGTCCAACACCCTGCACGAATGGCAAACCCAGGATCTCGCGTCTGCGGTGAGCAACAACGCCCAGGCTGAAGGTGACGATGCCACGGCCAAGACCGTGACCCCGACCGTGCGCCTGAACAACCGCACCCAGATCTCGACCAAAACCGTGATCGTCTCCGGCACCCAGCAAGGCATGAACCCTGCCGGCCGCAAGGATGAACTGGCCTACCAGCTCAGCCTGGCCTCGCTGGAGCTGCGCCGCGACATGGAGAGCTCGGCTACCCAGCTCGACGTGACCGCTACCGCGCCGCGCCAATCCCGCGGCCTGGTGGGCTGGGTCGTGGACAACGTGAACCGCAACGGCGGCACCCTGGCTTCGTACACCGGTAACACCGGTCGCACCAAGGGTACTGCAATCGCCTTCACCGAGGCCCGCCTGAAGGACGTGCTGCAGAAGTGCTTCACCGCTGGCGGTGACCCGGACTCGATCCTGCTGCCTCCTGGTGCCAAGCAGACCTTCTCCACCTTCACCGGTAACGCCACCCGCTTCGACAAGAGCGAAGACGCCAAGCTGTTCGCCTCGGTCGACGTGTACGTGTCGGACTTCGGCGAGCTGAAGGCGATCCCTTCGCGCTTCCAGGATGCGAACGACGTGTTCGTGCTGCAGGCGGACAAGTGGGCCATCAGCTACCTGCGCCCATTCAGCACCGACGAACTGGCCAAAACCGGTGACTCCGAGAAGCGCATGCTGAAAGTGGAGTGGACCGTGGAAGCTCGCGCGCCCAAGGCTAACGGCGCCATCTACGACGTCCTCTGATCCTGAGGCAATCACCCAAGGGGAGCTTCGGCTCCCCTTTTTCTTTTAGGAGAAAATCAAATGCCCATGATCAGACAGAATGCCGACGGTTCGTTCGGCATCGAAGGTACGGCGGGCGGCGACGGTGGATTCCTTCCTCTGACGCTGAACTACACCGCTACGATTGTCGACTGCACCATGTTCACTGCTGACCGCCCCTACGTCGTCAAAGCCATCCGTGGCCGTGTGGACGTGGCGGGTACTGGTGGCGCCTGCACCGCAGTGATCCGCAAGGTTGCGAGCGGCACGGCAATCACCGCCGGCACCGCGCTGCACACCGGCAGCTTCAACCTGGTCGGTACCGTCAACACGCAACAGGCGCTGACGCTTTCGACTACTGCCAGTGACCTGCTGCTGGCTGCTGGCGACTCCATCTGCTTCGACATGACCGGCACCGCAACATCTGCCGTCGGCGCAATCAGCGTCCACCTGAGCCCGGCCTAAGCCATCCCCCGCCTGATATGACGCCCCGCTTGGGGCGTTTTTCGTTGGAGCCAACACCATGAGCAATACCTTCGAGAACGCCATCACGGTGACGGCGACCGGCGTAGTGATCACCACGTCAGGCGCATCCGCCAGCGCTACGTTGCCGCTCGACTCAGCCGGCACCGTGCCGAAGTACGTCCGTGTTGCTGCTACCGCTGCCGCCACTGTGCGGCTGGGTACTGGAACGCCTACCGCTGTAACGACCGACCTTCTGGTTCAGCCAGGCGATGCCGTGATTCTAGCCACCAGCAAATACACCGCGATCGCAGCGCTTCAAGTGACTGCGGCGGGCGTCGTCCAGGTCTCTCCGATGGAGAACGCGTGATGTTAGACCTCGATACGAAGTTTCATTTCCACGATGGCAACATGACAGTCGAGCGCACGCAGGACTGTACGCCCATCGTCGAGCACACCAAGGCCCTGCATAACGCCGGGATGCATGGCGGCTCGGAAATGAAGTACGCGGCCAAAATCCCGTTCGTGATCATCGAGGACTACTGCAACAAAAACGACATCACCTTTCACGAATGCATCAGCAACAAGGAGCACATGCGCCGGATGCTCAACGATCCTGACCTGTCGGCGTTTCGCATCTGGAAGGGCAAGGTATGAGCATCACCAACTACACCGAGCTGCAGGCGTCCGTGGCGTCGTGGCTGAACCGCGGCGACTTGACAGCGAGCATCACCGATTTCATCACCCTTGCCGAATGTCAGCTCAATCGTAACCTCAAGGCCCAGGCGATGGATACCAAGACCACGCTGTCTACGGTGGTCGGCGTCAAGACGGTGGTGTTGCCAACCGACATGCTGGGAATGCGCCGGCTGCAGGTGGCTGGCACCTACAATCAGCCGCTGTCGTATCGCTCGCCGGATGAGCTGAGCATCGACTTTTCGGACAACTCGTCCGGGCAGCCGGTCGTGTTCACGGTGATTGGCTCAAACGCCGAACTGGCCCCAATCCCTGACGCGGTCTACTCGCTGGAGCTGACCTATCAGCAGAAGATCCCGGCACTGACTGTCTCGAACACCACCAATTGGCTCCTGACAGCCTGGCCTGATGCCTACCTGTGGGCGTCACTGCTCGCCGCCACGCCTTTCATCATGAACGATGCGCGCCTACCAGTCTGGCAGCAGCTTTACGCCCAGGCCGTTGCCGGCATCAATGACGTTGACTGGTATAGCGGCTCCACCATGAAGGTGCGCGCGCGATGATTCCGCTGATCGGCTTTGCGCCAGATGCTGACGTGACGACGCCCGGCCTCATCACCAGTTGCTCGAACCTGATTCCGTACCAGAACGGCATGGAAGGTGCGCCAGAGCCTGCCACCCCGGAATCGACCCCTGTGCTTGCGGCCGCCTGTATCGGCGCAGCAGTGGTGTCGAAGCTTGACGACACGCGCCGGATCATCGCTGGCACGACCACTAAACTCTATGAGCTGTCGGCCGGTTCGTGGACGGATATTGGCCGCGTGGCGGCATATACCGGCGGTGTCGACACGCGCTGGTCCATCACTCAGTTCGGTGACGCCACGCTGTGCGCGAACCGCGCCGATGTGATTCAGCGCTCCACTGGTGCGGCATTCTCCGATGTTGCGACTGCGCCCAAGGCCGAGATCCTGTTCACGGTAGGTGCGTTCGTCATGGCGCTGAACCTGAATGATGGCGCAGAAAAGCCGGATGGCTGGCAATGCTGCGCAGCCTTCGATGACACGTCGTGGACGCCAAGCCTTGCGACCCAGGCTACAGCGGGGCGGCTTGTGGCCACAGCCGGGCGACTCACTGCCGGCATGCGCCTGGGCGAGTACGCCATCGCCTACAAGCAGCGCTCCATCTACCTCGGACAGTATGTCGGAGCTCCCACCGTCTGGAACTGGATTCAGGTGCCAGGGGGTGACGCCGGTTGCGTTGGCAAGGAGGCGATCTGCGACATCGGCGGCGCGCACTTCTTCGTCGGTGACGACAATCTGTGGATTTTTGACGGCACCCGGCCAATCCCGGTCGCTGACGGTTATGTTCGGCAGTTCTTCTACGACAACTCGAACCCGTCGTACCGCTACAAAACGATTTGCGTGTTTGATCGGCAGAAGAACCTGGTATGGGTGTTCTACCCCTCGCTTGGCGCGACTTCCCCCGATTCGGCACTGGTTTACCACATCACCGCCAAGAAGTGGGGTGTGGCGAACCGCAGCATCGAGGCTGCACTGAATTACGTGTCCAACGGTGTGACCATCGACGGGTTGTCGGCCATTTCCGCCACCATCGACGGGCTGTCGTCCTATTCGTTCGACTCGCAATTCTGGCTGGCTGGCGGCAAGTCGATGTCGATCTTCAACACTTCGCACCAGCTGCAGTCGATGACAGGCGCTTCGGTGGCCAGCTCAATGACTACCGGTGAAGTCGGGGACGACTCTGCGGTCTCCTGCCTTGGCCCGATCCGCCTGCGTTACGCCATCGCTCCGCTGACCGCCTCCGTGCAGACCTTTATCCAGATGAACTCAGGGGTTGGCTTCACCGCTGCAGCCTCTGGCGCCGTACTGGACGGGAAATTCGACCTCAGGCAGTCCGCTCGCTGGCATAAGGCGACGTTTAGCTTCACCGGGCCAATCAAGGTCACGCACATGGACGCCACGGCCGTAGCGGCGGGTGGCCGATAGTGAGAGCCAACACGACCCCAAGAGTCGGCACCAGTGACCCGGTAATGCAGCGTGAGCTGCGCGAGCACGCGACCCAGATCAACCTGATTTCCGAGGGGCGTATAGCTGGCTTCTACACGGCATTGACCGCTGCCCCCACCAGTGGGGCCTGGTTGCAAGGCGATTTCGTCATGAACTCGGCCCCGTCTGAGCTCGGCGCGGCCAGTTCGAAATACGTCATCGAGGGCTGGACCTGCGTGGTATCCGGCACCCCGGGGACTTGGGTGCAACGACGCTTCCTGACAGGTAACTGATGAACAAACTGATCGTTGTGCCCACGACGCATATCGACGTGGCCTGGAAAGAGGGCGCGCACCAGCTGGGCCTGGCCTGTGCCACCTCTGGCGGTGAGATTACCGGCGACCAACTGAAGATGATGCTCAGTCGTGGTGAAAGAACGCTGGTCAGGCTGGATCGTGATGAGGCGATTGTCGGCTGGGGTGTCGTTGGCGTCGAGCAGTTGCCCAACTTTCGCGTCTTGTATGTCTACGAGCTCTACGCCCCGCACGGCAGTTTCGAAAGCTTTTTCGATGAGCTGGGCGTCATGGCCAAGTCGCTCGGCTGCCTGCGCCTGCGGTGCGCGGCAAAGCCCGCTCAGGAACGTCTTTACCGCCAGCGCTGCGGTTTTGCGCCGGTCTACCAAGTCTTGGAGGTTGAACTGTGAACATTGATGCCCTGCATGAACAGCTCAGCGCCGAATTCGGCGGCCCTGCGATCGCTGCCCTGCCTGCATTCCGAGGGGATGTGGTGCGTCCGCATAAGGGCGGTGGTGGTTCGAGCACCACCACGCAGACCATCCCCGAAGAACTCAAGCCATTGGCGTCCGCCTATGGCGCGAAGGCCATGGACCTTGCCAACCAAGGGTATCAAGCATACCCGGGGCAGCAGGTTGCCGGCCTCAATGGCTACCAGACTGCCGGCTCGGCCATGATTGCCAACCGTGCTGCCGATGGCGATCCACTGATGAATCAGGCGCGCACCACGATGCAGGGCGCTTTGGCTAGCGGCTATGCGGCGACGGCCAACCCATACGGCTATTCTGCGGGCGTGGGTGCTGTTGGGCCATCCGGCAACGGCGGTACCAACCAGTACGCCGGCGAAAACCCCTATCTGCAGAAGAACATCGACGCGGCGCTTGGCGACATCACGCGCAACTACAACGACGCGGTAGCGCCCGGTCTCACCACCCAAATGGTGAATTCAGGGTCCTTCGGCAACACCGGGGCGCAGGCCTCAACCGCGAACGCGCTCAACGACCTGACCAAGAACCTGGCCAACACATCATCCGGCATGCGCATGCAGGACTACCAGACCCAGCAGCAGCTGGCTGAAAGTCAGATCAACCGCAACATGCAAACCAACCAGTTCAACACCGGTATGGCCGACTCGGCGCTGGGCCGCAATCAGCAAAACAACCAGTTCAACTCGAGCATGGGCAATGACTATGCCTCGCGCAACGATCAGATGATGTCCAACATGTACAACCTGGCGCCGACCTACGGAAATCAGGCCTACACCGATGCCGCGCAGCTGATGAAGATCGGCCAGCAGCACCAGGACAGCTCGCAGCAGACCTTGGACAGCCAATACCAGAGCTACCTTGATCAGCAGAACCTGCCTTACAAACAGCTCGCGGCCATGTCCGGCGTATTCGACTCGGGCCTTGGTCAGACGCAGTCCACCAAATCCTCCGGAGGTGGCAAGTAATGCTCCCACTATTGGCTATCCCGATCGTTGCTGGCGCCGTCATCGGCGCCTTCTCAGACAAGAAAAAACCACTGCGCGGCGCTGCCCTCGGGGCTGCCGCTGGTGCAACTGGTGGCGGGCTACTTGGAGTGGGGGCGGGTGCAGCTGCGGCTGGTGGCGCCGGAGCGGCTGGTGCCGGAGCAGCGGGAGCAGCTGGAGCGGGAGCCGCCGGGGCTGGGGCTGGGGCTGGTGCGGCATCGGCCGGCGCCGCGGGCGCTGGAGCGGCAGGGGCCGGCACTGCCGCCAGTACCGCTGGCGCCGCACAGTCCGGTGGCTTGCTCAGCACCATGGGTGGTTATGGCGCTCAGGCCGGGCAATACATGAAAGCCGCGAAGCCTTATCTGTCAGCCGCCAATACTGGCATGCAGACAGCCGGGCTGCTGACTCAAGGCCAGGCCGAGCAACCGCCGCCGCCAATGGCCCCGATGCCGCAAGGTGGCGCTCAAACGTTGGGCCAGATCGCCCAAGGCGCTCAAGATCCTCTCGTCGCTCGCCGTCAGCAGATGATGGCCCGAAATCGCACCATGTGGGGTTGAAATGGACGGACTTCTTGATTTTGTGAAAACCCCTGAAGGCCAGGGCCTGCTGGCGGCAGCATTTGGTGCGGCTGCAACCGCTGGGCGTAGCGGGCCAGTTAATACGCTTGGGGCGGCCGGGCTGTCCGGTATTGCAGGCTATTCGGCGGCCAGCTCCAATGCCATCAAGAACCAGAAGGCTCAGCTGCTCCAATTGCAACGCCAGACGATCCCGACCTTGTACGGCAAGGATGCTGATGGCAACACCACATTCGACTGGCAGCAGGCGTCGGCGCTCGGGCTTCAGCCGGACGACATCGCCAAATACGCCCAGCTGCCCAACTCCACGAAGAGCAAGGTCGCCCGCACCGTTGAAGTGCCAAGCGCCGACGGCGGCAAGCAGACCATGCAGTACGACGAGTATGGCCGCCCAGTGGGTAAGGCCATCGACTCCTACGTTGCGCCTCAGCTTGTCGATACAGGCGCGGCCAAGCAGTTTGCCATCCCAAAGGCCGGGCAGAGCTTCGCCGTCAGCATGTCCCCAGCCGAGCAGGCCGCCAATGCCAGGGGCTGGGCAGGTATTGCCAACCAGCGTCAGCAGAACAGCATCTTGAGCGAAACCAACAACATCAACAAAGAAGCCGCGCGCGTCCAGATCGTCCAGGGTGCAGACGGCCAGAGCTATCTGATCGACAAAGGGACCGGGCAGGCACGGCCGGCACAGATCGTCGGCGGTGGCACCGTACAGTCCGGGCCAGTGGCAGAAGCCGCGGTAAAGAATCAGAAAAACATGTCAAAGCTTAGCGACCTCATCCAGCAGGCGCGCGGCATCTTGCCAGACGCTACGGCGTCCGGGATCGGGGCTCAGGCGGACAACGCCGCCAGATATTTCGGACAGACCACGAAAAGCGCTCAGAACGCTGCGAAACTGAGCGCCATCGGCGGCAACATGCTGATGATGATGCCGCGCATGGAAGGCCCTCAGTCCGATCGCGACGTTGAGAACTACAAGCTGATGACGGGCAAGATCGGTGACCCAACCATCCCAGCCGCCGAACGCGCGGCCGCGATGGACGCTATCGAGGAAATCGCCAGCCGCTACAGCGGGTCGCCTCAGGGTGCCAAACAGCCAGAGGCACAAAAAGCCAGCGTCGTGCGCACCGGTAAGGATGCCAGCGGCCGAAAGGTAATCCAGTATTCTGACGGACGGATTGAATATGGCAATTGATCCTAGCTCGATCCAATGGGACGACACGCCGCAGATTGATCCAGCCGGAATCACCTGGGATGACGCGCCGGCACAGGTCATGCCTGAGCCGTCCGCTCAACCCGCACCGGTAGCGGCCATGGCTTCCTCTCCATCGCCACAGGCTGGCCGATTCGGCAATCTCCTGTCTCGTCTGCCAGCCAACGCCGGCAAAGAGTTGATTGGTGACTTGGGCAACCTCGGGGCCGGTGCATTGCGTGGCGCCAGTTCAATTGGCGCAACCATCGTCGCACCCTACGATATCGCCAAGGATGCTCTGGCCGGAAAGGGCCTCACTCTTGAGTCGAACCGTCAGCGCCGAGCCGATACAGAGCAGGCATTCAGAGAGCTGGGGGCCAACCCAGACTCCATGGCATATAAAGGTGGCAAGCTCGGCACTGAAATCATGGGGACGGCCGGAATGGGTGGCGCGCTGGCCAAGGGCGCTGCAATGCTCCCTGGCGCGGCAAAGATTGCTCCACTGATTGAATCCATCGGATCTGGCGGCTTTCGCGTCGGTGGCATGACTGGTATCCCGGCTCTGGCTACTCGAGTGGCTGGCGGCGGTATCACGGGCGGCGCATCGGCCGGACTGGTTAACCCTGAAGACGCCCCGGCAGGTGCATTGGTCGGTGGCGTGGTTCCTGGCGCGGTTTCCATCGCTGGCAACACGGCCCGCGGCCTGGGTCGAGCCATCCGTGGCGGTGAAGTAAGCCCGGAAGTCGCCGGTTTGGTGCAGAAGGCCAACAACCTTGGCATCGATATTCCGGCCGACCGCGTGGTGAACAGCAAGCCGCTCAATGCGCTCGCCGCATCCCTTGAGTACATGCCGTTCAGTGGACGCACAGCGACTGTCGACAAGATGCAGAGCCAGCTCAACCGGGCTGTTTCGCGCACCTTCGGTCAAGATTCCGATAACGTGACGATGGCGCTGCGCAAGGCTCAGGGTGACCTTGGCAGCAAGTTCGACAGTGTATTGCAGAACAACACCGTGAAGGTCGACCAGCCGTTCACTCAGGAACTGGCCGATCATGCGCGGCGCGCTGCCAGCGAGCTGGAGAGCGGGCAAGCCAGCATCATCCTCAAGCAAATCGACGAGATCATGGCTAAGGCGCCAAACGGTCAGATCGATGGTCAGGCTGCCTACAACATCAAAAAGACCCTGGACCGGATCGGGCAGCGCAACAGCCCGGAGGCCTGGTATGCAGGCGATCTTAAAAAGTCGCTGATGGGCGCGCTGAACCGTTCGCTGAAGCCAGAGGATGCTGCGGAATTCGCCAAAGTCCGTCAGCAGTACGGGACGATGCTCGACCTGAAGAAAATGGCGCAGAACGGGGCAGACGGGGATATCTCGATTGCACGACTGGCCAACATGAAGAACATCGGTAACCCAGAGCTGCAGGATCTGGCCGACATCAGTGCGCAGTTCCTGAAGTCTCGCGAAAGCCCGCACGGGGCCATGCAGCGGCTTTTCCTTGGTGGTCTTGGCGCCGCTGGCGCTGGGACTGGCGCGGTGTCTCCGCTGCTGTTTGGTGGGGCTATGGCGGCTGGGCGCGGGGCGAATGCGGCCCTCAATAGCAATGCGTTGCGCGACGTGCTGTTACGTGCACCGAGCCAGGGGGGCGGGCTGTTATCGATCGGCGCTGAAAAAGCCAACAAGGTCCTGCCTTTACTGGCCCCGCAGATGCTTAACGGCCAGTAATACCCTGCCAGAATCCATAAATGATCGCCAGTATGACGAGAATGATCCCTTTCCAGATCATGAAATCAATCAGGCTCGCGTCCAAATAGACCTCCGGGCGTAATGCCCTCACTCAACTAAGCCCCGCCAAGTGTGGGGCTTTTTATTGGGATGAAAAACATGCCACTTCCTTCTTCGATCAATGACCTTTCGACCACGGCTGGCAGCAACAGCCCGGCTGGGTCGGAATCTCCATCGCTCATTGATGACTACCTGCGCACATACGCATCATACATCGCCCTGTTGCGGGATGGCGGGATCAATAAGGCCTCCACTACCATCGGTACCGCGTCCAATGTGAAAATGACGCTGGCCGCGGCAGCAGCCTCCGCCACCCTCACGGCGACTGAAATCATCGTCGGCTCGGCGCTCGGCGGCTCAACGTACATCCTGGCCAACTTCAGCAAAACCATCAACCTGGCCACGACTGGCGCGGGCGGCATGGACACCGGCACCGCTCCGGTCAACGGATTTGTGGCGGTTTACGCGATCTACAACCTTAGCTCGGGTGTTTCGGCGCTGCTTGCCACGAATGCCACCTCCGTTACTCCCGGGGAAGTGTATGGCGGCGCGAACATGCCGAGCGGGTACATCGCCTCAGCACTGGTCGCCGTATGGCCTACCAACGGCAGTAGCCAGTTCAAGATCGGCAGCCTGCGCGGGCGGCGTGTTTCCATCCCAGGCCTCAACGTGCTGACGTCGGCGACCGTTCTTTCCACGGCGACCCTGAGCATTGCGTCTACGGTGCCTAGAAACGCGACCAGCATTTCCGGCGGCATCGGCATCACCAACAGCGGCGCCACCTCAACCATGTCCTTATCGGTGATGTCTGATGTGCTGAGCACGGGCCTCCAGGTGGTCTCTGGGAACAACATCGTCAACGTGGCGTGCAACTTCGATCTTGATTTGAGCGCCATGCAATCGATGGTTTATACGAGTGCAAACACCACCGGCACGCCAGGGTTTAGTATTTTTATTTCCGGGTATCGATTCTAAATAGGTCGACTGTTATGAAATATGTGCAGCTAGACGCAAAGAAACAGAAAGTCTTGTCGGTGTTCAGTAGTGTGCAAGACATAGAAAAGTGGCCGGACTTTGCTGAAGTGGAAGACGACGATCCGCGCTATCTCGATTTTATCGATTCGCTGAGTGAATATTTGCGCAACCAACTTACAGCGTGAAGGGACAGACATGGCGAAAATAGTTTTCCTTGGTGATAGCGTCACGAAAGCAACTGACTATGGCAGTGTTACCTCAGTTGACTGTTTTGCCTTCAAGGTCGGCACCCTGGCCGGGTATGCCCCCACTGACATCATCAACGCCGGCGTTTCGTCCGACACCTCCGCCGGCATGCTGGCCAGGATCACGACCGACGTGCTGGACAAGGCCCCGGCTGTCTGCGTCGTCATGGCCCTGGTGAATGACGCGGTGCAGGACGTGCCGATTGCAGACTACAAGGAAAACCTCCGAGCGATCGCCAGTCGCCTGATCGTGTGCGGCATCAAGGTCGTCTTCTTATCGCCTCCGCTCGACCGTGGCACTCCAGCCTTCCAAGACAAGTGCAGAGCGTATTTGGAAGCATTGGAGGCGGTGAGCATGGAGTTTTCCACGCCATACATTGATTGTTATCGTGAATATGCATTCATGTATCTGTATGGGGTCAACGAATTTTATGCCTGCTACGTGGACAATATCCATCAAACGAAAGTTGGTCATGACAAAGTCACATCGATTCTAACGCGTGGTACACGCATCAAGGCCTTCTATCCAAATGGCGCAACTCCAGTCACACAAGATCTAAAATCGCTTGTGTTGTCGATTTCAGATTACTTGCTGAGCTGCCGTACATCATCGCTATTGAATAATGTCGCCAATGAGAGAGCCAAGTTTTAATATCGGAGTTTGATATGCCAATCACCGCGCAGCAGCTTTTGCAGATCCTCCCGAACGCCGGCAAACAAGCCGGCGTTTTTGCCTCTGCGCTGAACCTGGCCATGGACCGGTACCAGATCAACACTCGGCTGCGCATGGCAGCCTTCATTGCCCAAGTCGGCCATGAGTCGGGGCAGTTCCGCTATGTGAAGGAGCTCGGCGGCGACCAGTACCTGAGCAAATACGACACCGGGCCGCTGGCCAAGCGACTGGGCAATACTCCAGAAGCGGATGGCGACGGAATTCGATACAAGGGCCGTGGACTTTTGCAAGTAACTGGCCACGACAACTACCTGGCCTGTAGCAAGGCGCTGTTCGGTGATGACCGGCTGTTGCGCACGCCTGAACTGCTCGAGCAGGCCGAGTGGGCGGCGAAGTCGGCGGCGTGGTTCTGGAATTCTCGGAACCTGAACGCCTTGGCGGATGCCGGCGACTTCGTTGGCATCACCAAGCGCATCAACGGCGGGACAAATGGCCTGGCCGAGCGCCAAGCCTTCTATGCTGCAGCGCTGAAGGTGCTTTAGATGAATGCCATCATCCTACGGCTCCTTCCTTATATAGCTGCGTTGCTGATCGGTGCCGTCGGCGCCTGGATGTGGCAGGCCAACAGCTATGGCCAACAGCTTGCGGTACAGGCACTGCTTCATCAGTCCGACCTGGAAGCCATCAGCAATGCCGCAACAGCCAAAATTCGTTCAGATCAGGAAATGCGCCTCGCTCTTGAGCAAAGGCTGTCGGCCAGCGAACAAACCCACTACAAGGAACTGAGCGATGCTCAAGTCAACCAGAAACGCCTGCGCGATCGCCTTGCTACTGCTGATCTGCGGCTGTCAGTCCTTATCGACGCCGCGGATCCAGCCAGTGGCAGCGCAGTGCCAACCGGTACCGCAACCGGCGGCTTGGTTCATGGAGGAACGCGCGCCCGACTTGACCCAGCGCATGCTCAACGAATTGTCGCCATTACCGACGCCGGCGATCAGGGATTGATCGCGCTGCGTGCGTGTCAAGCTTACGTGCGGGATATCTCGCGCTGATTCGCTGCTGTTTACTGTGATGCGGTAAGCGGGCGAGGTGCATCCTTGCATACTTCGGAAAATAGCGCGGATGGCACAAAAGTTTCGCCCATTCTCGAAAAGTATTTATCCTGCTGCTCAGGATTGAAGCCGGTGGGGCTGGCGCTCGACCCGAGAAAACGAACCGTTGAATCAGCGCAATTAAATTCGCGTTTTACGTACGTCTGGTAAACACCAAAATCCCTTTTGGTGACGACTATACGGGTTTGACCGGTTTGGCTGATTGAAATAGTCACGTCTTGGCTGAGCGGCGTTGAAGGCAAGATAGCCAAGTCAGCGCCGTGGGCGGCTGAACAAGAAAATACGGCGCACGCGATAAGGAAGCGACTCATTGGAAACCTTCCATGGATATAATGGTGGGGCTGATGAGAATAGTCCTTTTCGTGCATTGCGTCGTGACAATTTCAAGATGTGCTTCGGTTAAATCCAGCCACTCCAGTCCTTTGGCGTCACAAGATCGGCCCACTCCTGCATCATTCCGCGGCGCTGCTCCAGATAGGCCGCATGGTTGTACACGTCGCGGATGACGCTGCTGTCGGCGTGAGCCAACTGGCGTTCGATCCAATCGCGGTTGTACCCGCGGCCATTCATCTCAGTGGAGAACAGGTGCCGGAAGCCGTGGGGCGATTGTTTGCCGGTGAGCCCGCACGAATCCATGACGTTGTTCGCGTAGTTGGTGCCGATCGGCGCCGTCACGATGTTGCGGTTCCTGAAAACGTAGCGCTGGCCGCCGGTGATTGGCAGCATGCTTTTCAACAGGTCCACTGCCTGTCGCGACAGCGGTACCGAATGGTCCCTGCGCATCTTCATTTTGGCAGCCGGGGTCGTCCAGATCGCGGCGTCCAGGTCGATCTCCGACCATTCAGCATGCCGCACTTCGCCCGGACGCGAGGCGGTGTAGATCATCAGCATCAGCGCCGTCTTCAGTTGATGGCCAGCCGCACAATCCCGGATCGCCGCCATGGTGGTCGGCATTTGGTCAAATGGCAGGAACGGGTGCGGCTTGTGCTGGCCCATCTTCTCGGTGACGGCGTGCATCTCGGCGGTGGGGTTCGCCTCGATCAGTCCGGTGGCAATCGCATAGCTGAACACCTGACCCATGCGCTGGCGCACCTTCACGGCCGTGCCAACCGATCCGCGCTTCTCCACGCGCCGAATCAAACCGATGACGTCGGCCCGCTTGAGGCTGTCAATCTGCCGGTCTCCAAAGACTGGTAGTACATCCAGCTCCATGGCGTTGCTGATCACCCGGTAGGTGCCCGGAGAAATGCTTCCCTTCCTGAAAGCCAGCCATTCGTCATAGACACGACGGAAGGTGCGGCCACCGGCCTCGATCATCTCGGCCTTCTTCTCCCTCCTCGAGTGGCGCGGATCTACTCCGTTCGCCACGTCCTCCCGCGCCTCGTCTCTGCGCGCGCGCGCTTCCTTCAGGCCCGTCTCCGGGTAAGTCCCAAACGAGATCCGCACCTGCTTGCCGAGCCAGGTGAATCGAAAGTGCCAACTCTTGACCCCACTGGCCGCCACATAGAGTGACAGGCCCAGGGCGTCGGGGATGGTGTACGCCTTGTCCTTCGGCTTTGCCTGCTTGGCTGCGGTGTCCGTAAGTGCCACTAGTACATCCTCGCGCTGGTCATTTTTCAATGTACTGGATGATGTACTAACTCGTCGCCGCTGGGAAGGTTCGAGGTGGTACTCGGTGATACGCTTGATGCGCTGGAAATGCCGGTTTTAAGGGGTTTTTGGTACGGGGAGGTTTTTGGCGGGAGGCTACCGTGGAGGCTTTGAAAATTTCCACGGTATGACCTGTAGGGCTTGAATTTAGAGGGTTTTAAGCGGGGATTGGTTTCTGGTGTACTGATCAATGTACTGATTGATCGTTGCTGGGGGTCAAATCGAGCATCCATTGAGCGATTGCCGACTGGCGCCAGGCCACCGAGTTGGGGCCTATTCTAACCTGTTTTGGGAAGGTTCCCTCCCGGATGCGACGATAAACCGTGTTACGGCCGAGGCCGGTGGTGTGCAGCACCTCGTCGAGGCGCAGGAAACGATCAATGCTTTCGATGGTTGTCTTCATCTCAACCCTCCTTGCTCATAGCTCTGTCAATCTCGGCGTCCCAGTCTTTGGGGAGCACGTTACTTTCCAGGCGCTCAAGTAGTCCGCCATCTTCCCATGTCGCCTTGAGGTGCTGGTAGCGCGCGACATCCTTCCCAGCGCTCGCCGCTCCATCCCTGAACCCGTCAGCCGCAGCGTTGGCCATGTCGACGGCGGTGTAGAGCGGAGTCGGGCCGCCGCGCAGGTGCTCGATCATCTGCGCCTGCTGGGCTACCGTGGCTTTCAGGCCGATCATCTCCCAGTCCTGCCGGGTAAGGCTGGTCAGCTTTTCTTTAGCGCTGAGTGGCGGCACTGGCCCACCAGTCCCTGGCATTCCTTTGCAGCCGTATTTAGTTAACGCATAGTCGGCCAGCGCTGAGATCTGATTCCCACAGGCCGCGCACTTGTACCAGTCGAGGTCGATTCGCTTCCAATCGTGTGCAGTACTCATATTTTTCTCCAAGCTGCAGCCGACACCCGCGCCCAGCGCTCTTGGGTGACGATGATGAAATTGCGAATCCCGGTCATGACCTTGTGCATCTCGCCGTCGAACTCGACGAACTGGCCGGTCTTGCGGTGTTCTGGCTGGCGGTCGATGACGTCGAGCAGCTTGCCTACTCCGCCGTCCTCGCGCCGTTCGTGAATGTCATATGCGGCCATGGCGCACCTCGTCGATCTTCATTTTGATCCCGCGTGCGTAGTCCACCGGCCAAGTGTCTAGCCGTTGTTCCAGGGTGCAGGAGACGGTTTCAATAGGCCCGCGCTCGTCGTATGCGCTGCGTGGCGTGCGACTGGCGTCGAACAGCATCTGCGCCGCGAACCGGGCGCCTTCTCGGATTTCAAGTTGAGACATGGGGATGCTCCGGCCGCGCGGTGCGGCAAGCAGGGGAGTAGTCAATTCGGGGTTACAACTGGAGGGATGAAGCTCAGCGGCAGTACACGCAGTAGAACCAGGCGAGGGCGATCATTGATTCATCTCCTTAACTTTTGTCCATGCATGGGTATGTTGTTTTTCATTTCAGGAACGCCAGCTTATTTATTGGCCGAGTGCAGAACTCGGTGCAGAACGCATGGCCGGGGGCGTTGAGGTGGATGCTGTCGACGTACAGGGGCAGGTACTGTGCACGGATGGACTTGTAGACCATCTCTCGGTAGAAATCGACGTACCCCAGCCCGTACTGCGCCACAACTTCCTCGATGGCCTGAAGGTACGCGTCCCACCCCACGAAGTTGGCCAAATCACCCCGCCGCATGTTGGATGAGATGAGGGTCAGCTTGATGCCGTGCACCTGGAGCCTGGAAGCAATGGTCATCAGGGTGGACTTGAACTCTGCCACCGGCACGCCCAGCACATAGTCGTTTATGCCTATCATCAAGGCGCATACGTCTGGGAAGTGGGAAATCACGTCAGCGGTAAGCCTGCTGTTCACCCCCGCCGCCGTGTCACTGCTCTTGCCGGCGTTGATGATGTTGGCCGTGGCGTATCCGCAAGAAATACCAATGCAGTACGCGAATGTTTCTGTCGGCAACACCCCGTAGTCTGTGGCCTTGGTGATGCTGTCTCCGGCAAAAACGATCTTGTCATCGCTCATTGATTCAGCTCCTTATCGTGATGGTCACTCATAAAAAATCCTCGCTATCGGCTGGCTTGCCGGTGCGTCTGATGAACTCCATGCGTTTTGCCCTTGCGAGCATGTAGCACTGACCACAAGGCGCCGCGCTTCCATTCTTCAGGGCCTTGGGGGTGCGTAAGGTGTAGGTTCCGCAAGAGCATCGACAAACCCATCGGCGTAGCGTGGCGGATAACCCGACGACCAGCAAACGGCCGACACGCAAACCAGATAGGTCCTTGAAGCCAGGGCATTCAAGGATCGATGAATCGATTTCGCGCATCGGCAAAGGAAGCGGACTGTCGACTGAGCTGTTTGTTAGGTACTCGTGATGCTCGCCCTGGGACATCACTCGACCTGCTGTGGAATTTATTGGTATCTCATGCCCCACTTTCATGGCGTTTTCTTCGAAAGGTCGCAATCGCATGGCCCCAGCAGTTCAGGAACTCCGCGATTATTCGTCGAGCAGTCAGATGCATGGCCTTGGTAATTCAGCTCCTTGACCTTGTCGAGGCAGGCGCGGGCTTGCCAACCAGACCACATTTCTCGCACTTCGCTATCAAGATAAGATCCACTGGCAGACCTTAAAAACCGGACGCCTGTGCGATTTCCCATGATTCGGTCGCGGTAGTGATTTTCGAACTCCGCACGCTCATCAACCGCTACCGGCGCGGGCAGCGAGGTGTAGAGCGGAATTGAATCACCAAGGTCAAACCCAGTTACATAGACCATCCCGCTTGGCGTCAATTCCTCCAGTTTTTTTGGATTGATCCACGCCGCCGGCCCTTGTCGCTCAGCGATTGGGGCTGAGAGAATTGCACGAAGCTGATTAGCCGCATTGCCACCAACGCCCCAGCAACTTATGGTGTCTTGGTACAGAAGCCTTGCCAGCTCCCGCGAAATCTCAATTTTCCCGCTCATTCGCTTGCTCCCGATTCGGTTGGTTTGAGTGCTGCGCGCAGGTTCATGCCGACATCAGGAAAGTGATCCCAGCCGCTTTCGGCGTATTCCATGAACTCTGTTGCCGCCTTGACGAGAGTCGCATTCCGCTGCTCGGCGGCTGTCAGTGCTTCACCGGCATTAATCGCCTGAATTCCGCGAAGGCGCTCTTGTTCCTTCCATGCGCTTGCGAGTTGCTTGGCTGCGGCCAGCTCTTCCCGCAAAGCAGCCAGCTCGGACTGGGCGTCGTCGAAGTTGGCTGACTGCACCCACAGCCCATTTTCCTTTGGCATCATGCATGGGAATCCGTGCACCAGCATGCAATTGAACTTCTCTACTTCACTCATTACAAAACTCCTTGCCGTTTATGAGGTGTGCCTCAGCTTTCCGAGAGCCCGTTATGAAACAGGCAGCACGCGGCAATGACGGCGAGGACTGACAGCAATGCCCAGGCGGCGATGAAATTCATCAGCATGATTGAGCCCTCGTTGCCCTGATCCAGGTCTGGAAGGTCTGCCGGCAGAAACCGATGCGTTTCTCGATGTCGTCCCACTTCGTACCCTTGGCGCGCATGTCCAGCGCCATGTTCAGGTACTCGTCGGTGAGCTCGCGCTTGCGGCCCTTGTTGCCGAGAACGATCCCGGCGTTGTTGAGGTAGCGCACGACGGTGGGGTACGAGCAGCCAGCCGCGTCAGCGATGTGGTCTACCTGGTGCCCAGCCGCGTGCATCGTGAAAATCAGCCCGATCGAGTCAGGCGATAACTTGGCTGTCATGGCTCATTCCTCTTTGCGTGTTCCCGTTGCCGGGCTTTGCTGCATTTGTCGTGGTTGCCCTTGGTGCGCGGTCGGTGGCAGATCTCGCACTCAAAATGGAGCTCTAAGTAGCCCGCAGCGAGCTTTCCTTTGGATGACATAGGGCCTCCCGGTGGCGGGTGAAGTGAGTGGGAAGGGGTTAGGCACGCTCGCCGAGATCCAGGCCGATTTGGCTGACGCGATCGACACAGGCTGGATTCAGCCAAATGCATTCAGTTCGGCTGGCAGTGCCGCGCCCGGCAGAAATACGCGCCGAGGTGCTGTAACTCGCCCAGCCAGGTAGCAGCTCGGCATAAAGATCGCTCGGGTAACCAGAAAGCACGACCATTCCTTCTAGCTCGAGCAAAGTGCCGAGCAATTCCCGGTGAGCTGCGTCATCCATTTCGTGCTTGTAGTATCGGCCGCTCGAAGCGCCTTTGTACCGGGTGTCATGCACGTAAGGTGGATCCACGTAATGCAGGGTCTGGAGCCCGTCGTGGGCGGTTATTACCTCGATCGCCGGTCGGTTCTCAATCAATACGCCGCTCAGGCGCTGACCAACCTCGGCCAGTTGCTCTGGGTAAGCCGCCCAAAGTGATTGGGCTGTGCCGTACTGGCGCTTCGTGTCAATCCGAAAGCCGGTTACGCCCTTCGTGGCGCCGGCAGAACCGAAACCCATCTGGGCGCGAATGATCGTCCGGCGCGCGCGCTCGATCGGCTCGGCGCTCGGCTCCCATGACAATTCAAATTCTTCGCGGGAGTAGGGAGTGAACACCAGCCGATCGGTAAGTCCCGTTCGCGTCACCGGATCCTGCAGGACTCGGAACAGGTTCACGATGTCGCCGTCCAGGTCGTTGTAAACCTCGGCATACGATCGAGGCTTTTGCATCAGTACACCCGCCGCGCCGCCGAAGGATTCGACATAGCAGGTATGCGGCGGGAAGTGCTGCAGCACCCAGGGCGCAAGCCGAAACTTGGCACCGTGGTAGCGGATGACCGGTGCGGTGATGGTCATAAGTAATTTCCAGTCAGGCGCCGCTCTCCGTGACCGGATGCGACAGATGGGTAGGTTTAATGCTGAGGCTTTGGAAAGAAGGCCGGATGAGGCCCTGCTTTACGTTTCGGAAAGTCGATGCCGAACTTGTCCAGGAGCCTTGTGAAGGTTTTGAACGATACGCCGAGCTGAACGATGGTCTGGTGCCGCGATAGCCCTTCCTCCATTAACGCCTTGATCCGCTCGGCGTCTTTGGCGTCTTTTGCTTCATCCGGCACATAGCGCTTCAGGTTTTCCCTGCCGGTGTGGACTGCAGGCTGAAACTTGAATCCGGCCTCGACGGCGATCTTTTGCAGGGTGCGCAGACAAATCCCGGTGGCTTCCACTGCCTGGGCGTATGTCATGGTTTCGGCAAGCGTGCGGATTCGGTCGACCAACTCTGCTCGTTCTCTGGCCCGGGCCACGGCACGCTCTTCACGCTCAATGTCGCGCTGGGTGAGCTTGTCGACCTTGCGCGGTACCGGCTCACTCATGGGCTTGGCCTTGATCGGCGTCTTCTTGCGCCGCGGCGGCTCATGCCTTGCCGGTGGAGGAACAAAGCTCGGCCCACGCAATACCTCAATAGTCCCTCCTTTACTCAAGAAGGCCTCTTGGAGCAGGGCCAGTTCATGGCGTTGCGGGTCGAGCTCCTTGACCATGTTCAGATCGTTGCTGATGTATGCGCTCATGCTGCATGACTCCTCATCCGGCCTCGCATTTCCTGTTCGAGTTCGGCCAGTTCTTCCAGGAAGGCCTTGATTTCTGCTTCCATCTCGGCGATGCGCTTTTCGTCGCGCCCGAAGCGGAAACAGGCGTACTGCAGTTCTTCCGGCATGCGATCGTCGAAGCTGACGAAATCAACCCAGGCACGCCCGGTGCAGGCCATCTGGGCCAGCATCTGCCACTCGTATTGGCTGTCGTGCCGGCCTGACTGGATCACGTAGATGTGGGTCGCGGTGTTAGGACATTTGCACTCAATCAAACCCGTGTCGCCAACAAGTCCATCAGGCGACGCGATGAAGCTGTCGATCGTCGAATGCGAGAAACAACCGGTTTCCATAACCATCAGGCCTGTATCAATCTCGTAAGCAGCGCGAGCAAGTGGCTCGAGCTCGACACCGCGTTGGACTGCCAAGTTTCTTGAGAGATCTACACCTGATGAGTTTCCAGTAAGCCGCTCGCACAGCAGCTCCATCATGTACGTTTTTCTGGTAGCAGATGGAGCGCTCCCGCGGCCGCTAGCCATGACATTTTTTACTCGGCTGCCACTAACTTTTCCAAGTCTGAACTGGTGCCACTCAGGGCTGCCTTGGACAAATTTATGCTCCGCCATTTTGATATTCCTTCTCAGCCATATCGCGGTACTGGATAGCGTCATCAATAGATTTGAACCGGCGGCTTGCAACAATTAACCCAGCCCTTCTAATTCGCACGCGCCAGCAGGTGTAGTTGTAGCCGCGAATCACCCTGGTTTCTTGAGCGATATTTCTATTGCCTGATGTGTTATTCGCGTAATCCCGCTTATTCAGGCTTTGCGCCAAGCGCGTAGCCCATATGCAGTTTTCTGGAGAGTAGCCAGCGTCGTTATTCTTCCTTTCAAGAGTCATGCTCCGATCCGGCCGCGGCCCCATATCGGCAAGAAAATCAGAAAACGAATTGCGCCAGCGATCGCAGACTGTAATGCCTCGGCCACCATAGTTGTGGTAGGCATGGTGTTTCTCACGATGGCACCGCCTTTTCATGTCGCTCCAGACATACATCAGCCTGGTCCGCTCAAGCTTGTCCATCTGGCACCTCCTCGAACTCTACGTCGACTGGCTCGGACAGCTCTTTCTTACGCTCGTCCTTAGCCTTGGTGAGTGCAGCGCGCTCACTCGGCAGATCCTTCCACGCCGCCGTGAAGGCCGCCTGCAGCTCTTCCATCGACTGAGCATTACGAATGGTTTCGATGGCTGGTCCGGCGTCAGCAGAAGGCGCTGAGACGTCGTTGGTGACGATCCGCTCGGCCTCGTCCTGGTCGTAGATGCCGGCGAACCCGAATGCCAGGCGCGCGCACTGGATCATGGCCTTGTGGCGCAACATGCGGCGCGGGTGGGACTGCCATGGCTGGGTGCCGCGCTTGCATTCAGCCATGTACTCGGTTGCGCTGATCGCGTGACCACGGTCCTTGCGGTAGATCTTGCAGGTGCACTCGGTGCCATCCTTGTCCATCGAGAACTCCATGCCGTCGAATGCCGGGTTCTCGTTGATGATGCGAGCCCAACCGTCCACGCCGACTACGGGGACGATGCCGCCTTTGTCCGGGAAGGCGTAGATCTCCTTCGTCCATGGATTCAGGCCGTACTGGTCTGCCACGATCATCAGCGCCTGCATCTGGGCGTCGGTCACGTTGCCCTTGAACGCTGTGGCCTTGAGGGTCGCCAGCATCTCGCCAGGGTCAACGCCGAAGCGATCGGCCATGCGTAGCGCTAGGCTTTTTGGTTTCAGGTTTACAACTGCCGTTGGTGCAGACATGACGGTTCTCCCCGCCATGCAGGCGGCGTATGAGTTCGAGTTATTGGATGGGGATGGGCTTAGCGTTCCGCCACGGCCTCAGACAGGCTGATCTTCTTCCACGATGGCGGCAGCTTCACGGCAGCGATCTTGCCGTCTGGGTTGGCCTGCAAGAGGCTGAGGATCATGTGTTCCATACCCGGCGGCACTTTCGCATTACAGAGCTGGCCGTCGACCTCGATGATGATTTGCACGATTGAGATATTCATCGCGTCACCATCACAGGAATTGAACGAGGCTCCCCGTTCTCTTTGAACAGGCTGTATTGGAAGAGAAGGACGGTCATGCCGAAAGCGAGAATCCAGAAGAGTGGTTTCATGGCTGATCCTCGCTTGGCGGGGTAGGGAGTGGCATCCAGTGCGTTGGCTCAATTGGGCACGATGGGTCTTGAATCATGTCCATGTAGCATACCCACTCGCCTCCTTCGCCTTGCCCTTCCCACCACTCAGCCACGTAAGTGTTGTGGCCATTACATGTCTCGGCGCGGCCTGATTTCGTGCCGGGCCAGATATTGCGCATTACGAGCACGGCCGTAGCATCTTTCGGCGCACTTTCAATCGTTTTCCATTCGCTCATGCTCATTTCCCCTTGTACTGAACCGGAACGAAGGTGTAGTGCTCGCGGCCGTGGTGGTGAACGCGCCAGTACTCCATGTCGAGTCGGTTCATCAGTTCCTGGAAGGTGTAGACGCGGGTTGCGAGGCGTTTCATGGCTTCTCCTCCAAGACATGCGGAGTCTGCGGGCCGTAGAAAGTCTCGGGGTCGTTGAGCCAATCAAGGGTTTGCTGAGCATCTACCTTCTCGTCCCACTCGCACGCCTGATCCAGTTCGCCGGGGCCGCTGTAGTGTCCAACGCTTCCTTCGCAGATGTCCGTTACATACATGCGCTTTCCGTCATCACGGCAAAGCTGGTAAATAATCCAGCTCATGACAACCTCACAACCAGCATGCCGCGCCGGGTCTGAACCTTGATGCGCTGAGGCAGATCAGCGACCAGAAAAAAGCCCTGCTTCAGCAAGGCTTTCGTTAACGCTTCGTGGGTTCTCGCGATTATGGTCATGCCGCGCTCCTTGGCCGATGCGCGACGATCGCGTTCAGCCTTTTGCAGTAGTGGTTGAACTCTTCAGCAGTAATCTGCTCGGCCTGCATGCAGTTGGTGATGTGTCGCAGCACCAGCACTTCGTAGCCTTCTGGACAGCCAGCGTGTGAGAGTTCGTCGAGGTCTTCGTCGATCAGGATATGGGCACTGATCTTCATAACTCCGCGTCCTCGGCCTGGGCCTTGAGCGCGTCGTCCGCGAGTGGTTCGAGCAGGGATTCGGCGATTTCCCAGAGCTTGCCCATGGGATGGCTGGAGTTTCCGAGCAGTTCGGCGCTTGCCACCTTATCGGCGTGCCCGCTAAGTGCTGCGATGACCAAGTAGCCAAGGGATGGGGTAGGGATTTCGCAGTCGGCGAGGCGTTTGTTAACGAATTCATCGACCGCCAAGCCGAATTGGTGAAAGGTCACACCCTGCGGCGCGCGCATCCGGCGCTGGAACTTCACGTCATAGCCAAACCGCACCAGCATCTCGGCGGCGCCATAAATCCACTCGGCCCGCGCAATTTCATGGGGGCTTTCGCTCACTGGAGGCGGTAGACGGTTGTCGAATTCACGTTGAGCAAGTGCTATTGCGTTCATGGTCGCCTCCAGAGTGGCGTGTTATTCGTGGATGCCTTCGTCTTCGATGTACTTGATGAAGGTCTCTACTTCACGGTCAAGTCGTTCGAATCCGTCTCGTTGATCCCAGTACGTTTGCGCCATCGATCGAAGCTCGCCTTTGGCGCGCTCCCAGGCCATCGTCCTGAGGGTGCGAAGCACTCTTTCGTCGGTAGTGCTCATGCGATATACCCGCCCGGCATAGTTGTAATGACCTTGCGCGGTGCGTCATGCATCCGACCCTTGGCGCAGTCGTGGACGTCGGGGCGGGGCTTGCGGGGGAGGGGTGGGGTTGTGCGTTTCATGGCTGCACCTTCCGAAAGAAGCCGAGCGCGTTCAGCATGGCTTCGCAATCACAATCGTTGGACTTCCCATCGACTTCGCCGAGCAACATCACCACGAACTTCTTA